CTCACGGGTGGCCCTGCTAACGCACCATGTGGTGCTAACCTTTTACTAGGAGATCATCATATGAATATCACTTACTTTTTCCAAGGCACTTATGCCAGCGGCGACCTCGTGACTGTTCGTGAAGAACATCGCAAGGCACTGCTCAGTTATGGTTATACTAACCTAGTTGATTTTCCACCTTCCGACTATAAACTCGATATTTCTGAGTTAAAGTTTGGTCAGGCGGTAGATCGTACTGTGAAGGAAAGGATATTACTGGACGAAGACTACGTTCAGAAGTGCGACACAATTCCTTCTTACAACGCTGCTAAATGTAGGGGTGTCATAGCAATGAACCCTTACAGTCGAGGACGCGTTTTTATGCGCTCCAAGACTATAGTAGATAGCATGAAGGTGGGTGAAGTTCTTGTACAGGGTGCTGGACCTTCTAGTAGTTCAGAAGGCGCACGCGGTTACTTTTTAGTTACCGAAGCCAGCGGCTATGCTTGGAAGAGTTATTACACTCACTCCGTGCAAGCCCGCATCACGGGTTTCGTTCCGTTTTACGAGCGAATAACCGTGTCTGGCCCTGTTTTACAGAACCAACCCATGATCGATACTTCAAACCTTGAAACAGGTGCTTTCACTAGCCTTATGGCTAAAGTTGCACGATCCGACTTTGATATAGCTACCAATATTGGTGAGTCTAAGGCTACAGTAGAGGGGTTTATGACCCTTTTACCTAAGCTTTTTGACGATATATCAAAGCTTCGCAAACTTGCTACAAAACTCCCAAAGGATTTAATGGGACGCAGGTTGGCGAAATGGCAAATTCGAAAGGCTATTTTAGAAGCCCCAGAAGTTGTTGCGGATTATCGACTGCTCTGGCGGTACGGAATAAACCCCGTCTACCAAGCGTCACAGGATTTGGCCAAGGCCTTACGGCCTAAATCTCATCCTCTGTTTCAAACAGTGAGGGACGGTGACTCAACGACCCTGGAGATTCCAGGATGGAAGGGTACCGTCAAACTGAAAGCGCATGGCGTTTGGAAAGGCCGTTTTACTTTGGCCGATGCAGATGTTAAGCGCTACTCTCTGTATGTCCCAACAATGATGTATGAATTAGTACCATACAGCTTTGTTGCGGACTGGTTTGTGAACCTAGGCGAATTAATAGCTGCGGTTCGTCCCATGCCAACTCAATACTCTAATTCATGCTTAAGTACTAAGTGTGAGGCAGATCTGAGATGGTTTTCAGAGTGGGAAGTAAAGTCCCGATCGGGCGTTGTAAGTCAATATCTCGATTTCGGCCCAAAATACGGCCTACAGGTGCTGTCTGGTAAGTTAACAGTCACATCTGATTCAATCGAGGTGGAGACAGGGCGTTATTTTGCCCAAACTTTCCGCCGTGGTCAAGGTCGTTTAGGCCTTTCAACTACCACGGACTTAACCCTTAATCAAAGTCTAGATGCACTGGCACTTCTTTGGAAGCAATTGGCTAGTCGTCGACGACACTCTTTTTGGAGCGTTTAATTATGTCTCAGATTTACTCAAAAGTCGCTGGTAACTCCAGTGCACCCCAACAAGTCTTTATGCGTAAAGATAACACGAACTTCGTGCTCACCGTCAGTCATAAGATGGTTGAGGCTAAGACCCCGAAACAGACTGCGCGCATCATTAAAACAACAATTGATGTTCGCACTGTGGTGGACTTGGCTACGTGTGATCCAAATGCATGCCCACCAAAGTTTCCTGCTTTGGTTAAGTTGGAATACTCGGCCCCCGAAGGGAAATTGTCTGCCGATCTTTTGGCAGCTGTCTTGGCGGCTAACACCGCCTTCACTGGCTCAGTCAACAGCGTGTTTTTCCCGCAAATCGAGACCGTAACAGTTGCATAAACTGCCCAGGTCGCTCAAATTAGGAGACACTAAATGTCGAATAAGAATGAACAGATTGTTGACCTCGTCAATCAGATTGTTGCGGAATACAAACCGCAAACATTTGATTGGTACGAGCCCTCACTGGATAATCGTAGCCGTATCACTGGCATTCTCATCGATGGCTTCAGGAAGTTTGTTACCCCTGACCCAACGATGGAAAACGGTCGAAGAGACCGCGCCATTAACGGATACTTTGCAGATAATGGAAGGATCGGGTCTCACGACCTTGTGTTCCAACCAGGACTGCTCCAATTCCTCCGAGACTTTATCGCCCAATCTATCGGGCGAGATCGACTCAGAGATGAAGACGCGTGGTTCGGACCCGGGCAGAGTTTTTTCTCTACCCGTGAGTCGACCACCGCCTATTCGAAGTTGGTATCCAGTATGCACTATTCGGTTACGCTCGGTGCCCTACCCCACATGGCCAAAGTCTTGGAACGGTCAAATCTGTTCCAAGAATATTTTAAACATGGCCTAGAAAGGTATGCAGACGATATTAATTCATATCGTTCCGCCTACCTGGACCGTCTTGAACGGTTCAGGCGGGTGGCCGGAAACCGTGTTTCCACGGTACCGAAAAATGCTAATGAAGACAGATCCATCGGGGTTGAACCACTTTTGAACATGATGTATCAAAAACAGATTGGCGCGTTGTTAAGACGAGCCTGTGCCCGCAAGGGCAACTGTCTAGATACTGGTCAAGATCGGCATCGCGAGCTTATTAAGCGCCGCGTTGCAACTATCGATCTCAAATCAGCCAGCAACAGTTTGTCTTGGTTGCTGGTTCAGACCGTATGTCCTAGGTGGTTAGTGCGGCATATCTCAGCCGCACGCGTAAAGTTTTCATATGACCAGCAGAATCATAACTGGCATACATTGCACATGGTTTCGTCCATGGGCAATGGCTTTACGTTCGAGTTGATGTCTCTCATATTGCTTGGTGTGACGCGCTACTATAGCGCTGAAACATCAGTATTTGGTGATGATATCATTGTGCCCCTTGACGTGGCCCCTGAAGTTGTCGAAGCCATTACTGGCTTGGGTTTCCTTGTAAATACTCGGAAATCCTTTTTCGACGGTGTCACACGAGAATCGTGTGGTGCCTTCATGGTGGCTGGTGTTGAGGTAACTAGGTATGACATTAAATACGCCGAGGATATTTCCGACGCGGTCATAACTAGAAACAAAGTTTATCGTTTGTACAACGCAGCAAAGCTGCTATGTGTGCACGATGACGTTGTTAAGGCACTCAGAAAACTCAACCGGAAACTCACTGATGCTCTGAGAAAGGTAAACATCCCTTTCGGTCCCGTCATTTTGAAACATTCAAATGATTGGGATTCTCCAGATAATCAAGGTTTAGCAATATGCCTTGAGACTTCAGATGAGAAACTTTGGTATGTTCCCACCACGCCTCAAGAGCGGCAAGTCTTGAAATTAATCAGAGACCGTTTACAACTACGTGTCTTTGGTTTCCCAAGTTTGCTGTTCACCCCAAAAATTCGCAGGGAATTCACCGTGGCCAATAAAAATGGCCCAATAGCGATTCTCTGTGCAATCAAGGGGGAGGGAGCACCTAATCTTACGATCAGGGACAAGGGACGCATTGACAAGAAATTTGTTGTCATATGCGAACTCGGTACCATCATGGTTGTAGATTACAGCAAACTCCAGTCAGTCTTAAAACGACTGAAACGAGAGGATGCTGCTTTTAAAAAGGGTCGCCGTCCTTTGGGCGTGTGAGATAGATGGTAACGTGAACCTAAACACGTTTTAAAACTAAAATAAAGGTGGTGGCTGAAAAAACGCC